AATGTTTGGATATTGTTATTTTTTAACTTTGGAGATGTATGGAAATAATTATTACAATGTACGCAATTAGCATTATAGGTGGAGCTATAATTCTTGCTATTGAAAGTTGATGATTAAAGTATGGTTAATGGTTATGTTTATGTCATCACCAGATATGCCTTCGGTAAAATATCAAACTATTGCATATAAAACGGAAGAAGAATGTTTATATGCATTAAATAGTTATTTAGATTTTTATGCTGCCAAACCTGATTCCTATAAAGCAACATTAGTTACTGATGCTCATTGTATAGAATTTGAATCTTTTCCTATAAAAGCGTGGAATAATATAGCTGCCTAGACAACTTCTATAATAATAAGTTATAAAAACATATGAAATTTAAAGGACACAAAATCCTTGTCATTGGTGATACACATGACAGTCCTCATATTGTTCAAGATAGATTTGAGTGGATAGGTAAACACATTCGTAAAGTTAAACCAGATTACATAGTACACATAGGTGATTTTGGAAGTTTTGATTCTTTAAGTTATTTTCAAAAAAATGATACACAAGCTGGTAAGTTAAAAGATGATTTTATGGTTGATATAAAGTCTATGCGTTCGGCATTAAAAATCTTAGATAAATATATAAAAGATTATCCTCGTCATATTTGTATAGGAAACCATGAGCTTCGTGTTCATAAGTTTGAAGAAAAAATCCCTGAAATTCAAGGGATGATGAAAAAATGTCTATATGATTGCTTTGAAGATTTTGGCTGGACACATACAAAATATGGAGAATTTAAGTATATAGCTGGAGTTGCATTTGTCCATGCTCCTTTAAACATAATGGGTAAAGAATATGGTGGTAAAAATGCAGAAATTCAGATAGGTAATGATTCAATTCATGATTTAGTCTTTGGGCATACGCACAAAGCTAGAGATTGGAAGAGTGTTAAGATTGGATATAATCAATGGGTACGCATAGTCAATGTTGGTTGTGCGTTGCCATACGGACACATTGAGGAGTATGCTAAACTTAATATGAATGGCTGGTCTTGGTGTATAACTGAACTAGGCATTTGGGATAACCATATCCAAGAAACAAAATTTGTTTCAATGGATAGATTAGAGAGGGAATATGGAAAAAGTTAAAAGTATGTGGAATGGTCTAAGCAAACGAGGAAAAATTTTCTTCGGTGGCGTTGGAGTTATTCTTGTTTTAATTGTTATTAACTGGTTCATCTAATGCTACCAGCTCTTACTGCAATCGGTCCTATTGCTAAAATGGTAGGTGGTATTGTTGATAAAGCAATTCCTGATAAAGACCTTAAGGAAAAATTAAAACATGAACTTAATACGCAATTAATAAATGGCGAACATGAAGAACTTATTGCAAAGAGTAGGATTGTCCAAGCAGAAGCAGAATCAAAGCATTGGCTTACTGCAACTTGGCGCCCAGCTCTCATGTGGATTTGTATTCTTGTTATTGCTAACAACTATCTTCTTGCTCCTGTGCTTAATGCGGTCTTTGGAACAAGTCTTGAGTTAAGTATACCTGATCCAATGTGGAATTTACTCACTATTGGTGTTGGAGGGTATATAGCTGGTCGTTCTGGAGAAAAAATAGCTCAGAAATGGAAAGAGAATAGCTAAATATACCATTCGGTATACAATCTATCACAAAAATAAAAAAATGCTCTGACGAGCAAAAAAAGGGGGTTTAAAGGCATAAAGCGATTATTCCCCCTTTATTTAGTGAAAACGATATAATTAGGAACAGAATATTATTAAAAACTGCATTATATCAGCTCAAGGCGGAGATCTTAATCATACACATGTCAAAACTTCCTCAAGCCATGTCTATCCACCAAATTTCTTATTATAACATCTAAGACAATACCATTCAGTATGGTCATTATAAGTGTTATTAGTTCCTATAAAAGGTATCATATTTGGTTGCGTATATATTCTATCACAATCTATACATTGATGTTTGTCAATATTATTAGAACGGTATGTCAACTTCTTCTGTTGAATTTCCCTTCGTTTGCGTAGACTTATTACTACCACTTGCTCCTCCTTTAGAATCTATAATTCTCATAGCTCCACCAAATGTTGGAATTACAATTTCTGTAATATATTTGGTTTCACCATTATCATCATATTCTCTTGTTTCAATTTGTCCTTGAATAAATAGCATACGACCTTTGTCTACATATTTTTCAAGAGTTTCAGCAAATCTAGAATTAAAACAACAAATCTTATGCCATTGAGTTTTCTCTTGCCATTCGCCTTGTTTGTTTTTAAACTTTTCTGAAGTTGCTAAACTAAATCTAGCAAACTTATTTTCTCTAGTAGAGATTTTTATTTCAGGTTTAGAACCTACTCTACCTAATAAAGTTACTTGGTTAATCATGCTGCTTTTCCTTTCTTTGGTTTACCATAACCTTCAAATACTCCTATTCTTAGATCAAGGTCTAATAATCTTTTATGAAGTGTATCATTAACTTTAGGATCAAATACACTTATAGCTTCTTTAACTCCTGTTTTAATCATTTCTTCAATTTTTGCTATTGGTAAATGACGATATATTTGATCATCAATTAATGTTTGTAAATCTTCCC